CTGAAAACTGGTATTTGATTCATGGTAACAACACCATCAGAAGCAATTGCTATAGCATCCAAGTCACTAGCAGAACCAATATTACCAGCATCAGGTATTACGATATTGCCGCCTGTAGTCATTGTTCCCGCACCAGTATATGTACCGCTTACATCTAGGTTTGCGTTAATATCTACTAGTGTCGCATTCAATTCAATTTCATCGGTAGCATTGATATCTAGAATAGTAGCACTAGGTGCCCCAATGTTTTGTGATGCATCATTAAACTGAATGACGTTTGTGCTATTCAAAAGCAACCCTGTGCCATTAACATGAGTTAGGGTAACATCTTGTGCGTTACCAAGAGCAATGACTGCCCCAGTAGCAAGAAATAAGTCACTCCATTCTTTCGATGTAGAACCCAAAGCAGCACCGTTGGCAGAAGCGGGTTCTATGCCATTGGTTGCCACAATAGCAGTATCAGCAGCAGTCAAAGTGCCCGTGATAGTAGCACCCGCACTTGCTGTAATCGCACCCGTTACATCTAAACCAGAACTATCTATATCAACCCTTTTAGTTCCACCAGTGGTGATGTTGACTGTATCAGCAGCACCAAAGTAAATACCTGTATTTGTGTCGCCTGTGTTTGTAATTGCCGGCGCAGCTGCGCTGCCGTCTGCAAAGGATGCAACACCAGTGATTGTTGGCCCAGCAAGAGTAACAACAGTAGCAGTAGCACTGATTCCAGAAGTTAGTGCTGTACCTGTACCCAAAAGAGTATAGAGTTCAGCAAAGTTTTCGTTGATTTTAGCGCCGCCGCCACGGATAGTATCACCTGTACCATCACCGGGAGTTGTTCCTACGCCTATTGCTTGATATGCCATCGTTCAGTATTCCTTTGCTATATTTATACTTCTTCTATATCAAAATTATCAAATGCATTATCAAATGTAGCTACTATTCCATCGAAGGGGAACTCATCAGTTATTCTAGTGTCTATTAGTCTAACGTAGGTATCGATAGCAGTACCATCCTCAAGTTGATATTTAAATCCAGTGGATTCATCATCACCCTCTAATGTAATATGCCCATCATCAAAGAATGTTTCAAGTAATATATTTCCGCCTTCAGAACTCTCTAGTACCAATTCTGTGTTGCCACTATGATCTATGAGTATACTACCATTATCACTGGCTTCTAAAGATAATGTACCTATAGATTGTACAAATATATCTGCGGGATAAGTAAAGGGTTCCAGTGAAACATCTTCCTCTATACCAAATGGCTTTGCACCAACATCTGTAGAAGATTCACGAGCAATAAAAGTTTTCTCAAGGCTTAATTTAACACCAATACCAAACCCAGTATATTCTTCTAAAATTATATCATCACCAAATGTTCCTGCAACAGTAGTTCCATCTTCTTGTTTAAATGTTCCAGTATCTGAACCCTCAAGAATAATTAAATCATCTTCATTTCCTTCATTATCATTTGGGAAAAATATCAAAGAGTCACGAGTAAAGTCTTCGTCATTAAAAGAATGCAAACCACTCAGGGTGTTTTTGGTTACACTCTGATTTACATTAACATCAGAACCATCTTCCAACAAGAAGCTATCTTCTAAATCCGGGTGATTGAGCAACAAACGACCACCGATTTGATCATTACCAACTTCCAATCCAATACCATCACCAGTAATACCGTTAATAGTTGTGGTTGCAAGAAATAATAAACCATGACCAGAGTTGTGGCTTTTGTTTAAAGTTGCATCAAGTCTAGTTACAAAACTAGACCGAACGTGAACCTCTCTATCAGACTGAGATACACCCTCTAAAACAAATATATCAGATTCTTCTTCACTAAGAAGACGTTCAATAAATGATGTGGACTCACTAAGCATAAATGATGTGCCATCCTGAATACTGTCTTCCAACTCAAATGACAAACCATCTTCTGTGAGAAGATCACTACCAGCATCAGTTCCAGATGTTGCTAGATGACCAGCTGAAGTGCTATCAATAACAAGATTATTTGTTATAACTACAGCACTTTCAGATACAATACGATCCTGTGAGTCTTCTGTTAGTAATACACCAAACTCGCCAGCACCAACACCATGTATTATTTGAATTGCTTCAAAATCAAGATAAACATTTTCTGGTGGTTCTAATTGTATAAAACCTTCGCCTGGATGATCTGGTTCGTAATCAACACCAACCTCACTTCCATCCTCAAGAATAAATTTATCATCAACACGTTGCTGAATAGAATTTTCTAATAATAAATTAACCTCTTCTCCAGTCGTAACACCAAGGCGACGGTTAATAGCGTCGGGGAATATTGAGAAGAATGTAGTACCAAGACCTCTATTAAAGAAATCATTTAGACCTGATTCTGCATTGATGTTTGGTTGAGCTATTCCAACAGACGCCCTAGCAGAAATATATGTAGAAGTATTAACCTTTGAAAATACATTAAATCCAGCTGGGTGAATTGATTTTTTCAATGCATTTAGGTACACATCACTACCAGTGGATGTTTCAATTACATATGAAAAATCTTGATAATAAAAAGAGTCTTGAATTCTAATTAATTCTTCACTAATCAGGTTTTCAATACCACTAAATCTTCCGATTTTATCAGCAGAAGCACCTAAATTAAAATTTAACTTTGCAATGTCTGCATGGGCAATCGTCGCAGATGCTGCGGCCGTTGTTATAGATGTTGTTCCAGCAGAGAAATCAATTCCTACATCTTCAAACAATATTTTTTCAGATGCATGAAGGAGTGCTGCGTTCGTTCCATTTAATACCAAGTTGGTAAAGGGAATATTGGTTTCATATAAAAGTTTTTCATTAGCACTATTAGTCACACCAGCTTCTAAAACAATTAGGTTACTAGGATCATTTGTTCCAGATGAATCAGTAGCATTCAATAAAAGTTTTTCACCAGCGTTTGTGCTACTACTATCCGTACCATTAAGAAGTAAATCATCTTCGTAGGATATATCAGCATTAAGTATAATAAAGTTGCCGCCGCCATCTGTCGTAATGATGTCAGGACTATTTTCCGTTATAAATTTTACTTGCCTTAGTTCATATAAAAAAGCTTCACTACCAGTTTTAAATCCACTTTCTTGGCAGAGGAAATATCTAGTACCATCAAGAACGTCTGGTTCTGATCTAAGTGAACCCTCACCATCTTCAAGAAGAATCTGTGCGAACTCTACTATCTGTGGAAACTCCATGGCCAGTTCGCCCTGATCGTCTTCCAAACGTATAAACTCAGTGCTTGATGAGGTGGCATCTATTAAAAGTCGGTCCCCATCTTGATCAACTAGATTATCTTCATAAACAAGATCAGCATTTATAATAATATTATCAGTAACATATTCATTAACTATAAGAGAGTCTTCAAGGCGAATACCCTCATTATAAGTGTTTCCTTGAGATTCATCCTCAATAGAAATTGTATCTTCAATTGAAACTTCCAGAACTTGAGTTGTAGAGTCGTATCCTCGAACTGTTCCTGTGTGTGATGTTAATGCAGCTCCAACACTAAAAGTGCCAGTTATATCTTTAATAACAAAGTTTGCACGAGGATTTAGTGCAGGTGATTCAGTATAGCTAAAACCCGGATCAATAACATTGACAGAAGAAATACGTCCGATATCTGTGGTTATTGCAAAGACCTTTGCGTTTGTACCATATTGACTTCTAACTGTAACAGTAGGTAACAATAGGTAACCATTGCCTGGATCAGTTATAGTTATTTTTGAAATATCTCCAGAACCAGATTCTAGTGTAAATCCTTCGTCTGCACGACGATTTGTATCTGTAACTGTTATATTTACTGCCCACTCAGATTCAAATCTATCACCAAGAACTAGTTCTATGTTGCGGCCACCAGAATTAATTGCGGCATTTCCAGATTCACCATAAAGATGATCAGAACGATGGTTAAAGTTACCACCGTAAAGTTCGTAGGTAGTTGTATTATAAGTTGCTGCAGCTGAAACTGTTGTTGCAGTTGGTGAATAGAAAAAATTGCCAGGATATTCATCAAAAGTATACCGTGTTATTGCTGTTGCAATAGATTCAAAAACCAAAACTTCATTATCCAAAAATGTATGTGCAGCAGATAGAATGATTGTTGACTGATCTGTAATAGAAGTAACTGTAACTACGGTATCCTTATTGATACTGTTTGATTTTACAACCATTCCCAGTGCAATATCATCTCCAGCATTTCCATCCAGTTTTACTGTTGTTGAATTAAATGTTGCACCATTGACAGAAGCAGATGATTTTAAAATAGTTGCTTGTTGTGCAGCATAATTTGATAGATATATTGGATAATAATAACCTACCGCCGCACCGTATGTTTTACTGGTTCCAAATACTGCATAGGGTTCTTCATTTACAACTGTGCCTGCTTCAAGTTCAAAATTAAATAAATCGATGAAAGTATCTGTACCATCTTCTTGTACGATAGCATCACCATCAGTCTCATTAACAATACCACCATGAATAGAAGTAACCACACCTTGAGCACTATTAATTAATCCTGCTGCTTCGGAAGCGTGATCTGAAAAAACTACAAGATCACCTACTTCATAATTAGCACCCGCATCATCAATTATAACACCTGAAACTGATCCTCTTTCCACTTTACCAACAGTAGCTGAAATATTACCACTACCAATTAGAATAGAAGTATCAAGATCAAGAACATCATCAGTGTTGTATAGTATTCCGTCATTTGTATTTGATACAGATGAAAGTAATTGATTAACAGTAAAAGTGTATCTTACATCTTCTTTAGAAGATATTCCATAAACATTTTCCCCAACTACAAAGGCACCAATTACACTTGAAATTTGAATTTCAACATAAGAAGTACCACCAGATATAGAAAAGGTTGATGCATTCTCAACAAGAGCAGTTGTTCCAGAAGTGACACCTGTAATTGATTGCCCAATGAGTTCATCTACAACAACATTACCAATACCAGAACAACGAATAACAGTAGGCTTATCCCAATCTGCGGCAGATGGTTTCATCATAAATTGGTTGGGATAGAATACTTCTGCTTCTTCATCTAGAAGAATTTTCATAAAGAGCTTAGCAGCTTCCTTTGTTCCCTTTCTTCTATACAATTCAGTAATATGTTTTTCAAGATTTCTCTTATTAATTCCGTTTGCAAGATTAGTAGGAATTCCTGCCATAAAGGATTTGCGGAATTCTTCAATAAAATCATAGATAGTGTTATCAATATCAGCATATGCTAATAGTTGTTGAATATTTTGAACAGGATTTGCACGATATTTTGTAACTACACCAGTTGCACCAGAGGTTCCGCCTGTTACAGTTTCGCCCGTCTCAAACAACTGTTGAGATGATATGAATAATCTTGGTGTTGCATTACCAAGGTCTTCAACCAAAACTGTTGCAGTTGCCTTGGATGTGCCACCCGTAATAATCTCACCATTCACAAATTTACCTGTACTACTGCGCTCTTGAATTGAACCAACTTCTGTGACAATCAAAGTTCCATCTTCAAGAAGAAGATTAGTAGGAGTTTCAATTTCCAAAAGGATATTATTAATATTGACTGTTAACTGAAGTTCACCAGATTCAAGAAAGTGATAATACGATTTTAAAAATTGAGAAAATTGTGGATGATCTTCTGCAATAAAGTCAGGCAGCTGCCCATCAATTTGAGTACTAAGTTTATTTTTTAATTCTGGGGTCCAAGATAAATCAAAAGGTGCCATGGTTAATAACTCGAAGGCGATACATAAGTGCTAGTTGCAACATAATTAGTCGAACCACCACCACTACTATTAACTACAATTGTATCTCCTTGCCCTTCAACCAAGGTATTCACAAGATCAATTTCAATAATTTGATTTCTTTTAGCCACGATATCATTAGAAGCTGGTGTTGCAGTCAATCTTATTGACCTTGATAATACATTATCAACATTAGATACAGAAGTTATATAAACTGGATTAGCAGAAACTAAACCAGTTGCATAATTTACAGTTCCAGCATTAGTATCAAAATATGTTCGTGCTGCGGCACTCAAATAATAAATACGAAGGTTTCCCGCACCATCATCATCAAAGAACATTTCATTTGTATTGTCTTGTATAAAGAATCCCGTTGAAGCAATAATACCACCAGCTGTTGAATTATGCCCAGAGTGAGGATTGTATAATTGATTTCCAAATTGTACGTTGAAAGAAAATGCACCTGCTGTATCTGGTGTATAGAGTGAAGAAAGAGCCACTGTAGTAGTATTATTCAATATAGAAGTTTCACTAGCGTCAATTAAAGTAGTAAATTGTGAATGTCTAAAAATAGAATTGAACACTTTCAAATAATTATTGTTGTAATCCGTGATAGTATCGGACACTAGTGTTTCCAAAGACTCTCTATTATTTGTTGTTGCATTACTGTCAAATTTAAAAGTGACGTTAAGTATAATGCTCAGAATTGATGGGTCTACGATTACAGGAGTGAGAGACGCAACAGTATAGGGAGATAAATCTGTAACCAACTGTGCTTTCTGAATCTCATTTAAATTCAATCCAGTTTTTGATTTGATACTAATAAATACCTTACCATACTCTGGAATGTCTGATACACCAGTAACATTATTAAATGAACCATCCTCTCCACCCCAAATAGAAACCGATTGAGTATTTGCAAAGAGTTGCCTAACATAAGTTTTATAATCTTCTGCTGTAACACATCGCCCCTGTGATGCATAGTCTAATGGTGCGTTATATTTTATAGACTCAATAGTTTCTGGTTCTGAACCACCAGCAGAGGGGGCCACTGTTCTAACATTGACATTGTTAACAGTATCAATTGCAGCTGCACTAACAAAGACAGATGCACCATTTGCAGCACCCTTATTGGTAACAACATAATTCAATATAACGACATTACCATCCTCTACTGCTTTGCCTAGAATACCATCACCAAAATATATTTCATATTTGCCATCTTCTACTTCTTGAAGAAAATAAACATTAGATGTAGAAGTTAGTTCGGCAATGTCTGTTGCTAAAGTATATGAAAATGTTGTAGTATCTGATGCAGAATTTTGTACGTTAACTGTAAGAGTTGTTGTATCTACTCTATTATCGTTAATAAGAAATCTCTGTTCAACATTTTGATTATCAACAGTATATCTAGTTGCAACATAACTGCCCTCTGATATTTCTACCCCGCTAAATATGATTGTAGAACCCTGAGAAAATGCAGTAATATTTTGCACAGTTACGAACTGATAAGATGTATCGCCTACACTAGTTGTGAAAACTGTTCCCGCAGGCATAGTTGCACTGGAGTTAGATGTATTCAAAAATATATCAATAGTTGCCTTTGCAGCTGTGGCAGAACGAGTGGTGTATCCTAAAGTTTTTGCATGGGAAACCACACTTGATCTTAGTTGAGAAGAATCAAGAAACATTTCGTTTGCAAGCATGTTCGCATTGAAACTGAGATAGTGAGTATTGTATGCAAGAACATCCAGAAGCGCACTAAGACCAGAACCCTCAAAGTCATAGTCTTTGAACTCTGTTTGATTTCGCATAAAGATTTTTAAATTGTCTTTAATTTCATCAAAGTCAAGTTCTGTTACATTAAGTCTTTTTCTTGTTGCTGCCATTATCGTAATCTCTCTAATAGAACTTCCATGTTCACAAGTTCTGTGGGAGCATTAACAACATAAAATTCAATGGTTACTTCATATGCGTTGTTGTCAAGATTGGGTGTTGCTCTAACGCCAACAAGACGAGCTCTAGGTTCAAAATTTTCAATAACCTCTTCAATCTTCATAGTTAAAACATATGCCGTAATCGGAGTCATAGGCTCAAATAAAATATCTCTGACCCCAGAACCAATTTCTGGATGAAAAGGTTTTTCATAAAAATTTGTTAATACAAGATTTCTTACAGACCTTTTGACTGCAAGAAAGTCAGTAATTTTAGAAACATCCTTTGACCCAATTTTAGGACCAAAGAATAAATCAATATCGGAATATAGCTGAGCCGCTCTTTCTTCACCTTGAAATGTACCATCAGTATATGCGGTCTTTGACATAAGTATTCCCTTTTATTATATTTATACACTCTCTGATGTATTTTTATTCCGTCATATATCTATTATGTATTTGTATTTATGATGTGTATTCTCTGTTGTTTTAATCTTTACACCATGATATTTTTCAACCACGTTGGGGCAGTATTCACTGACCCACCGGCACCCCAAAATGTTTTTGCATTCTTACTGACTGAATTGCCTGGTGCAATATCGATATGTATACCAAAATTATTCATATAACCTGGCCCTGCACCAATTGATATTATACCCGCAGCTTTTAATGCTCTTGAAAAATCAGATACCAATTTTATATCGCTCACCACTGATAAACGATTTTTGCCCAAGTTCGAGGTGTATACTTCGGGTGTGTATAACCATATATCAGCAGCAAATCCATCATTATGTCTTTTGGAACCTAACCTATCTCTACCGTTAACGCCACTTGCAGGTTGTCCGGCTGAGTGTATAATAACATGCAAACCAGTTTTTGCTGCAGCTGTTTGTATAATATTCATAAGTTCAGGTTGAAGCGGTAGTTTGCGTATGGTTATTTTTGTAAATGCTACTGTACCGATACCTTTAGGTGGTAATCGTTCTGCTTGTACGGGTGCCGCCAATGCCGGCGTTGACTGGTACGTCGAAGTAGCTGCTCCGCTCGACGAAGCAACTGCTACGCTCGAAGTACTGGAAGTTCCGTCATCTCTGAACCTTTTTGCCCTAGCATACCAACCATTTTTAAACCTTGCCAATTTTGGTTTTCTATTAATTAGTGCATCGAAGTATTCAAGTCTTGCCTCAACCAAATTATTATTTGTAACTCCGCCGGGTTTGGCCCTAGCATCCCGTACAATTTTTCTCCATCCTCCATGCAAAGTTGTCATATCGAAGATTTGATATTGAACTTCTACAGGATATTTATCTACACCAAACCTTTTAAATCTGTCTTGATAGAAACCAACAGCTTCATCATGGGTGATATTCTTTATATCATCAGCTGTTAGAGTATCTACACCAACACGTTTATATTTTGCCCATTCTCTAGGAGTAATACCCATATTAGTCCCAAGAAGTTTTCCTTGTCTGTTTTCCTTTGTGTAATTACCTAAGTCAGTTGGATCAGCTTGATATCCACCTTCTTCTTCAATGGTGTTTTCAATAGGACCAAGATTATTTTTCTTTCTTGTTACAGGAGCAGCAGGTTCTATTTCTGTAACAGTAGGATTAATCGGATTTGATTTGGGATCGGCATCATAATTATCAAGATATTCATATGATATTTCTGCGGCAAATCCACCATACCTTTTATTAAGTTTGCTATCATCACCGATGCGCCGAAACTTTTTTCTAAACTTACCCGGCATTTCAACAAGCAAAAAATTTCCGTCAGCTTGCTCCACTGCTTCCAAAGCAGGAATACTTGCAATATTACCCGGATGTTCTCTAATAGTAAAAGTTGGAGGGATTTTAATCTCAAGTTCATTACCAGTTATTGTTATGTTTCCGAGGTCCGGTATGCTACGAACCATATGCGGGCCATCAGGATTATCATAGTATGGTGCCCTTTCTCTATACCATTGAGATCGCAAAATATCTTTTGGATACCTCGTCCTATTCCCTAATAATTCAGTGTCACGAAAAAAAGTAGCTACCTCTTGTTCAGATGGACATACCTTAATATAGTTGATCTTAATACTAGGGTGTTTTAAAGTGAACTTCAAACTTGATGTGCTTATTTGTATATCTGAAAGTTTAAATCTTTCCCACATAGTAATGCGCTTGTGTAGAAATCCAGTGGAAATTGTAGGTGTAACATTAGTTCCCGTCCCCGGCAAAATAGCTTTTTGTTCTGCCCCTGCTGAAGAAGATGTGCTTAATCTGCTATTTCCCTGTGCAATCCTGAAGGCACCAATATTCTTTTCTAATGGAGTTGTAGAAACTGAATAATCTATTTTATTGTTATAATTCACCACAAAGTTTGCATCAACATTTACATTTTCTACTATCTCGGATACAGTTTCAATTGTCGATGATGTTGAAGCTTGCAGTACTGCCGTAGCCTTTTCTACTGCTGCTTTAGAACTACCAGTTTCTTTTTCAAGATTTGGAATATTGGCACAAATATCTATGGCCTCTTCTATTTCAATCGCAGCAGACGATAATATGCCAAGTGCAGATTCAACAAGATTATCCAACTTTAAACCTGATGCTGTTAAATCAGCTTCAAATTCAGATTTAATTTTTGCAAGGGCAGAAGTATATTGGGAAGAACCCTGTTCATAAGAAGTTAAGTTTGTTATTTGTGATTGCAAATTTGATGCGTTAAAACTTACACCAGAAGATAATGATTCAATTGCTGATTGAACAACATTATCCAACTCTGTTGAATCTATTGTTGCCGCACCAGAAGGTAATGATGCAACTGCTGATTCAACAAGATCATCCAACTCTAGTCCTATAGCAGTTAAATCATCTCCAAATTCAGATTTAATTTTTGCAAGGGTAGAAAGGAACACAGGAGAATCCGGTACAAGGGAAGTTAAGTTTTTTACCTCTGCTTGTAAATTTAATACGGGCAGAGTTGGTATTTCAATAGTTTGCAGTTCATTTACCAATCCTACAAGTTCATTCTTTTTTTCTGCAAACGCAGCCGTTGCAGCAGCAGCATCTTCATTAAGATTTGCTATAATATTAGCCCTTGCGTCTTCTAACTTTAATAGAACATTATTCAGTTCTGTGCTAGCACCACATAAATTTAAATTTGAAAAATCAACCATATCTAACCTCCGGCAAATACATTGGAACTTCCCTCAGCAACAGAAGTGCAACCACTAATACCATCACCAATTCTACCAGCACCTTTATCGTTGACAAAGACAGTCGATGAACCCGTTGCAATTGGAGCTGAATGTGATGCACAAGGTGGAACATTTGGTGGTAACAAGTGTCCTGTGTTATTATCACCTTGTCTGCTTACACCAATACCATTTACAAAGACATTACCAGAACCAGCTGCTCTAGTCATACCAGAACAATGTGCTACGTCTGCATCGCCAATTCTAGTTACTGCTGGCATATGTTCTCTCCCTTTTCATCAACTCTTTCAACTTATCATTAAAAGTTTCCATGTATTCATGTTCATCATCTGTATGTGGGCCTTCTGGCCATTCTGGTTCAAACTTTATAACATTATCAAATACCATTGGTATGTCTTCATACTTTGTGTATGTTATAAGTTCGTTCCCCTCTTTTATAATAAATGTTCCGTTCATTTTAGTTCAAGTCAATCCTTGTACCGTTAATTGCTATTGTGCCCGGTCGATCAGCAGTCGGGTTTATCGGTGCGCTTGCAGATATGCTATGTTCTGAATTAATTGTCATTGCAAGGTTTGACTTCATATTCAAAGTGGAGCCAGACATGACAGACACAATACCTGATATAGTTGATTGTGAAATATTAGTAGCAACATCCAATACATAATCAGAACCAGATGATATCATAATACCACTACCTGAACTGTTTGAAGTCGGATTTGTCTTACCATCAACTGATAGCATATATTGTCCATTAATAATGTCAAACTTAGACTTCTCTGAATTGATAATTACATCACCACCGATACGACCCTTGACATCCTCGTTAATATTATATCCATGATTGCCAAGAATCTCTTCCTCAAGATTGCCTGTGCCACTAGCACCTACCTTAACACGATGATTTTTATGTATCTTCTGATAAAAGTCTCCTTCTATCTCTTGTATGTAATCACCTTTGATGAGTTCTCTTACTGAACCCTCAACAGTGATGTATCGAGGCCCCTTGATGACAATGGCTTCACTACCAATAACAATCTCATAGTTATTTCCAACAATTTTGGTGACAACACTACCATCAGGATGTATCTCTTCAAATGTTCCTGCTTTATGTTGACGAAACATTCGTTCGGCGCCTGGACTGTCGTCCATTTCTGTGATATGACCAGACTCAGATTCGAATACATGATTGTATGGATACGCAGCAGAAATGTATGGGTTTGCATTCTCAACAATACCTTTGGGATCGGGCTCAGACCAAGTTCCTCGTACATCCTGCGTTGATTGAAAAGAGGTGGTTGTGAGGTCAGGTTTGGTTGCGATAGGAATATCAGTTAGCTTGGACAATCTGCGTTCAATAAGAGATTGATGAGACTCTGATGCGATGCCTCTAGCTAAACGATTTGTATCTGGTTCGTTTAATCCGTGACCACTGGTATCCATATACTCACTAGGGTATGGTCCATATGTTGGATTTGGTTCATAGTTTTCTTGTAATGAGTTATCACCACGAGGATCATTAAATCCTTGAGTATTGTCTGATCGATTTTCTGGGATGCCAGGCAATGAACCCATGATAACGGGTTGTTGTGCTTCAGTGTCTCTAAAGAAACCAACAACCCATGAACCTTGCGTCAAAAACGAAGGTGTGTGCCCTAGGCCTTGCATCGATGGATCAGTCACAGGATGCATAACATGCGCCCATGGCAAATCCGTAGTCTGAACGTCAGTTAAGTATTCACTGTGTCGTCCAAGCACACGAACACGAACTCTACCAAGCTTAGCAGGATCGTTTCTGTCTTCAACTACACCAACGAACCAACTAAACCCGTCTTTTCCCATAAAATCTTGCATGAGACTATTTATAAGAGTTTAATGAAGGTCTGGATCACGCCCCAAGCGTTTTTCAACATGTGACCAGTTATATTCCTCAATGTTATAGAGGATATCTGGATTGTTTTGCCTTAACATTTCAACACAGGTCAAAGCTTCTTCTTGTTCCAGACCTTCAGTAAGTATTTCTTTCTTTATTACTCTATACTTTAACATGGTCGGGTATTTAGTGTTTACATATTTCCAATAAGTTCATCAGGAACAATATAATCAAAATTGAGTCTACCTCTCGTACCACGACGAGCAATTTCAATATAAATTGAACTCATAGACTTCTTCTTGAAGGGAACATACTTCTTTAGCTTCTTAGACTTGTACAAAAACGTACCATCTTCCAACTTGATATCATCATAAGAGTCCTTGTCCGAACCAATTGCAGTGATTTTTCCACGAAGGATATTTCCATCATCACCACTGTATTCAACTTCATCACCGATATTCATTTTTTAGCTTCCTTTTATAGATATGAGTAAACTTTGATTACCGCTGGGTCATCATAAGACCCGCAATATTCTGTCGTGGTAGTAACAACACGAATACGTCTTGTTTTTTGAGGAGTATTCTCTAATGAAGTTGACTGCGCTGGATGTTCACTCACATAATTAACAGGGTCAACCACAAAATCTTCAAAGTACTCAGTCGTCACTGTCTTAAACGGTTTCGCCATTTTCGATCTCCTCTGATTCTGGTAGTACTGTCTCAACATTTTCATTCACTCCATATTTAAATTCAACTTCTGCCGCAAGGTTCAACTTGTGCATGATATCCTCGGTAAAGAAAGTCTCAGGGTCACTTAGAATGGCCTTACCAAACTGCTTTGACCCGTCAGGCAGTTCATATCGTGTAGATACCTTCTTGAACACTCCATACTTCTCTGCCAGTTCCAAAAGACCGTAGTATCGATCCAATCCTCTGTCATATGTCAATCGCACATCAACCATCTTGTTCTCTTTGGTCAAACGAGACTTGTGATTCTTACAATGAATGATGTTACCGATAACCTCTGTACCATCTTTCTCTTTCTTCTTGCTAAGATAGATGATACTAGACGCAGCATACTTCAATCCAGAACCACCACCCATCTCCTTGGTAGAAAACAGACCCATACTCTCATAAGTATGATTGGTTACAACCATCGGGACTTTCGCTCGCCCTAACTTCAACGTCAGCACTCGAAACGCCGCCTTGAGCACTTGCGCTCTTGTCATATCACGAGTTTCTTTACCATCCGTGGTATCTTCGACTTCCTTTGTGGTACTCAGCATACCCAACGAGTCCAGACAAAGAAACATTGGCTTACGATCACTCTCAGGTTGTGCCATATATCCGTCAAGGACTTTGAGAGCCTGTGTGCGAAACTCTTGCACGGTAGTAACAGGAAAAATCACCATTCGCTTTGGATCAATTCCCCGATCAACAACCATGTTCCGAGTAATCGCACTTTCACTCTCAAAGTATATGACACCTGCATTTGGATTACTGTCAAGAAAGTTCTTTACGATACCCATAAGAAAATACGTCTTACCAGTTGCACTCTCTCCTGCAATCGCAGTAATCTTATTTGCAGGTAATCCCCCGTATATGGAACCACTCAGAAGAGAATTAAAGATATATGAGCCAGTATCAATGAAACTGTCAACATCTCCTGCTTCAACTCCATCATCCACAATAGATGCATACTCATTACCAACTTGCTTGATAACGTCTCTTAAAAAATCACTCATGTATTCGCTCCTGATAGTAAGTAAAAGAATAGTGTAATAACTACTATATACCCTATTGCAAGAAATGTCAAGGTATAAAAGACATATTTAATAGAAATAAGTGGATGCCTCACAAAGAAGCAAACACAGAAACCAATGCATAGTAATAGTAGTAGTGCTTCCATAATATGTCCAGTTAAGTCAGCAAAAGGCGCTCAGTTTCGAGGGGGGGCTGTTTCTATGGCCATGATGCGAGATTGCATGTAGTCTATGATGTCTGAGTTAATCTTCAAGTTCATATCAGTTATTCTCTGCAATTCTATTTTTAATACTGTGATGGTTAGAATATCGGAAGCACTGATAAAGTTTGACATGAAAAACTCCTTGGGGTTGGGGAATATTGCTCTGGATACTTATTACATTTATAGATTAGGCTAGCCTTGCCAGTTTTGACCCCCCCTTAGTCATATGAGAGGGAAGACTACCACACCTTCAATGTAATGTCAAGACATTTCTTAGAAAAACATTACTGGGTCAAAGCCTAGAAATCCTAGACAAAACCCAATAAATGCTGCATTAAGGAATGCATGAACGAAGTAATTCATAGTAGTCATTTCAACCTCTTCAACCAAAATTCTTCGACGCTAGCTACTCAATGAGTAACACCCCCTTTATAACGCAGTGGCCACTACTAGGGGTACTTGCTATACCGTTGCGTGAGCTCTCGGTACATGACAGCAATGCTGCCGTGTTATGTTCGAAGAGAGACTAGCAGTGGAAAATCCCTAACAGGCGAATCCTGTTCCAGAAGTCTCTCTCTATTATTAATGTACCATATATTTAATACATTGTCAACCCATTAATTGCCCGTTCTTTGAATTTATCCACAGCCTCATTAAAGGATGCATCAAACACATGGCAGTCAGAGAAGTTCACCTTCTTCACCTCTACCTCATACTTGTAGTTACCATACGACCACAGAAAGACAGGAACGCCATCAGTGGTATAACCTTTAGCAGCAAGAGTAGTCATATCATCATCCTTCTCAGGGGAGACTAGCAGTGGCACATGCCCTAGTGGGTGGTTCCCACTCCAGAAGTCTCTCTCTATTATTAATGTAACACACTCTAAGGATATTGTCAAGAGAAAAATGAGCTATTTTCCAAATAATTCGACATATTCTTTGGCGACCTCTGCACCCATCTCTTTTAGGATTTCTGTCTTCATCACCTTCGTTGCATTGAAAGCCTTGATATCACCTGCTACACGGAACTCATCAAGGTTCTTATTCACAGCCATCAGCATTTCTTCAAGTGTCATGTGTTAGTCCTTTATGTCTTATCAACCATCCTACATACAGAGTATACCCCATTGTCAAGGGATTGTCAAGAACTTTCTTTAACTTTTATCCCTTATATCCCATATCAGTGTAAAGGATATTCAGAATGTCTTCAATCGTCTCTCTGTCCGTTGCAAGAAGCTTCTGATCAGAAGCGCTAATGACTTTCTTGATAGCAGCAATCTGATCGAATCGATCTTCATTGCCAATCATTATTTCATTTGCGAGTTCTGCGAATCGGTGAGTGGTATACATTTTGTTATCCTTTCTTTCTATTATTAATGTAACACACTCAGAGGATATTGTCAACAAGAAAATGCATTATTTTCCATATATTTTTATATATTCCTCTTCAGCCTCTTCACCCATCTTAGCAATGATAGATTCCTTCGTTGCTTGTGCTACAATGAATGCATCGATATCACCCGCAGCACGATACTTAGATATCATCTTATTCAGTTCAATCAACTCTTCTTCATTCGTCATTTGTTAGTCCTTTATCAACATATAGTGGGTGGTGTTCTCATACACCGGGGGATTCTGTATGACACATACCACATATAGATATATTATGCCAAATACCATTCCCAATCTGCACCAACCCTCCGTGTTTTAACAATATCAAGGTCAGCAAGCTTCTTTTGAGCCCACCCTAAATCATAATACATGGTCATAAGGAAATCATCGTTTGCACCACAGAGACGAAGAACAGTGTTGAAAATAATCCTACCGATTGTCTTCCTACCCATCACTCCGCCATTAGTCTCTAGAATGTTAACGATCAGTGCTGGTAGATCATCTTTGTTCATTTTAGTCATTCCTTTTTAACCTCTTCATGTCTTATCAACCATCCTACAAGCTTAATATACCACGATGTCAAGGCATTGTCAAGTCTTTTCTGTAACTATTTTAAATTAATTTGATTACCTATAGAGGTGTTATGCGTACCAGTTGTAATGCATTACCCTGCCTGATATCCAATGGGGGGAGATATATGAGAGCTGTATCAATGTAAGTGTTATGTGGCACTTAGTAATGACTATAATGTGCATTGTAAGGGGGCATCAGGGAGTACAGAGCGTCACACAGAGGGTTTCTTCCTGATTGGTAACCGATACCTGCGTTATATGTTCCAGTAGTGCTCGGCATTTAAACTGATAGACTGGAGACTTTAACCCCCTCTGCACATCACGATAATACGTTTATTTTAACCTTTTTAATATATGGGAAAATATGGGTATTTATGGGTCTATTTGGGAGAGGGTTTCCGCATCTCTTCATAAGCATCAATTTCCTCTTTAGTATAGACCCTGACCTTACTAGCAGCACCTATCTTTTGCTTATGCCTAAAATGTTTTGTTGTGACTACATTACTCGCCCCTAGCAGAGCATCTTCCTTTTTGTCTATTCTATTGAGTTTTTTTCTGTTCTTCTTCGGTATATTCTTGCTACGTCTACGCATACCTATAGCTACCCTCTTTTATAACTTCATACGCTTCTTCCCATGTACAAAGAAGTATCATAATATCACCAGTCTCAATATGTTTAAATGAATATACCGGCATTACTTCCTCTTCCATAAAACTTTGTCTCTCCATCATACTTTGCGTCAAACAGATACCAGCAACAATTGTCTTTGCCTGTTGACTTACTATTCTCAATCCACTTAACTCTTCCTATACTTACAATCTTGTGTAATCTATGCATAAAGGAAGCGGATTGTTTAGTGTGCATCCAGTCAGCATCAAATAGTAACCATGTTGGTCTAAATGCAGTAAAGTATTCAATCATAGGATGTAGAAGTTTTCTATCCCAAGGTGGATTTGTAATAATATAATCAGCTTCTAAAAACTCATGTTCACTCAAATCTCTAAAGTGTTTAGTATGAATACCTTTTTTCTGTGGTTCAATATCTGAAACCCAAGAACACCAAGCACCATCAATTAAAGTTTCAATGTGATTTACTAATGCACCATCACCACCACAAGGTTCTGCAAAAGCAAACTTCTTTGGTAAATGTGAAACAAGAGGTTCTACGGCACGCCAAGGAGTAGGATAGAAGTCTCTCTCTACTCTCTCAAAAGAACTTCTCTTACCCATTACTACATCCTTTTAGCATCCATTGTCGAAAGCAATCCATCGTGTTTCTTTTCTTTCTTTTAGCATCTCTATGCCGGCGAGTTGCTCTTCTTCTGTTCTATTACGCCAACCACGAACTTCATCTACTGTGCGTAAGCATCCAAGACAGTATCCTTCATCGTCATGCTTACACACTTTAATACATGGAGAGTATTTTGCTTTGGGCATTATGTTTACTCCTTTGACGTTATTATTTATAGTTGACCTGCATTTATTCGTTGATCACGAGCTGCATGAAGATACTGAATCTTTCTGTCACTCTCCGCTATGGCCCATTCCCAATACTTAGTACTGAATTGTCTTTGATTTTGTACGAGATAATCTTTATATTGAAACCAGGCTTTAAGATCACGCTCTATCTCCTTGAGACTGTTATATTCGTTAACCATTAATCATCTCCAGTACCAAACTTCAGAGTGCCTGCCTCTAGTTGTTCATCAATCTGGTCAGACAGAATATCACCCATGAGGTCTACGAATGTTTGGTTTTTAAACTCATTCCATTCTCTTCCTGCACTGTCAATGATTTCAAATTCCCATTGCAGTTTTGCATTGTCTTTTGAATCATTCACTGTTGGAATATTCACAGACGTATATCCCCATGCTACATTCTTATATTCACCCTCTAGCATTACCACCGCCGGATGATCATAGCCTTCCTTTACAATGAATGCATATTGGTCTTCATGTATTCTTTTCATACTTGCCATCCTTCTCCGAACCCTGTCTTGTCAAATGTGGGCTCTTCAAAATCATCTACCTCTTCTGTTTGGTGCGAATCGGATAGACCTTTCTGTTCATTTTCATCTAAGTTCATCAATCGCATTCTTGCACGGTCAATACCAATGACAAATCGTTTATTAACATTAACATCGTTATATCGATTCTTCAACTGTTTGACTGCGATTTGATTTACCGCATCAAGTTCCTCGTTAGTAATGAGTGCAAACATGAGATCAGCCGTAGCTGGCAAACCGAAACTCTCACTGGTATCTTCGAGGCCCACATCGGAATTGCTGAACCCCGAGCGAGTCGTTTGTGTTGCAGACATAATTGGGACGTTAGTTTCAACTGCGAGTCCTCTAAGTTCTTCTGCAATCGACTTAATATACATATACGAATTGACATTGGCTGCTCCCTTGAATCGTGATGATGCACAGATATTCAGATAATCGATGAAGATTATATCCGGCTTGAAACTCTTCTTGATTGCCAGTTCCTTGAGCAACCCTCGGAAATGTGCGGCATGTGCGGATGCAGTAGGATATTCCTTGATGACCAACTGTCCGTTTGTCTCTCGAATGATCTTTTCGATCTTGCTGTCATACATCGTCTTGGGTAGATTGTGCAAATCTTCCATAGTTACATTCATAAGGTTTGCATCAATGCGTTCAGCAATGCGTTCCTCAGCCATCTCTAGAGTGATGTAAAGGACGTTCTTACCTTGATTCATACAGTTTGCTGCCATATGACACATGAACAGGGACTTACCAACACCAGTGCCTGCAAGAGCAATGTTCAATGACTTGGGTGGTAATCCACCCTTGGTGATACGATTGAAGAATTCCAGATCAAAAGGAATCTTCTCCTCTACTGTATGGTAGTATTCAAATCGAGCATCTGCATCCAGCAGATAATCATGCCCCACACTATTATCAAACCCCACAGCCAAGGCATCTGTAAGAATGCTTGGTATAGCATCCGGGCCTCGTTCTTTATCCTTACCATCAATGATCGATATACCTTCAACAATCGCATTGTACACCGCCTTATCTTTGCAGAACTTCTCAGTGGTTTCTACTAACCAATCAAAGTTCACGTCTTTGTCATTCTCCAGTTCTTTAACCACAGTTAATACACGCTTGATGTCAGTTTCATTCAAGTCTCGCCGAGTGTCAATCTCTATCTCAAGCGTTGACTTAGTAGGAAGGGCATTGTACTTCTCTACAAACTTCTGTATCTCTTCAAATACAATACGCTCAGTACGATCACCAAAGTACTCCCCTCGTATAAAGGGAAGCACTTTTCTCGCATACTGTTCATTGCCTACCAGCTCTGATAGAGTCGTTCTCTCAATTGTCTGCATTTATTATCCTACGATTTTTTCATTATATACACAGTATATCATACGGATTATAATTTGTCAATTCATATTTCATAGTTTTTAAGAAATCTAATGCCTTAATCTAGAGCATATTCGTAATTCCGAGTTGTTTCATTCTGTTTAATCAAAAATGCACCATTTTGTATATGAAATTTGTGCGCCATATCTGTCTTTGGTGACATAGTTACAAGACGTTCCCAACCACTATGAATAGCCAAATCTCTCAAGTCCATAATTATTCGTCTACCTGCTCTGGGTTTATAACTCCATACAGTGTAAGGTATAGCAAATGATCCTCGTTTAGACAACGCAATGTCTCTTGTGTCTTCAGGAATATGTGTCGTCATTGCAACACACACTATAGCACTTGGATTGTCCTCTTCGCCAATATAATACATCTCGCCCACACTTTTACGCCACTCAAACGATAATGAGGGCCTTATTGGATCATCTTTGATATATTCATCATTTGTTAATATCTTCATGATCAGTTTCTATCTCCTTCATTTCTCTAACCATGCTGGTAAACTCATTAAAGAGCGTCTTTAAATTAACAATATCGTCTTCTCTGGGAATACACAAGGTTTTTAATGTGGAGTCCTGCTCCGTTATGAGCATCCTGACATCCAAACAAGTCTGCATGTCAGGCATTTTTGCCACATAATCTCCACCACCATTTAATGATGCAACAATTAATATTGCTTTTATCATTTCACAATTTCTCCTTCAAGGGTCTTCCAACCGAACACATCACATACATACTTATCTTTGCCGACAAGTACCATATCACCAACACTTGTGCTGCGACATGTGGGAGCGGTGCCGATATATGTGACACCCTCATTGCGCCACCATGCCTCAGAAATCGTGTTGGTCTTGACAAATGCGATCTCCAACTTCTTCCGTAGGGGAAGAGCCGCATTCATCTCAATGAATGCAACCGTAGTGGGATCATCCTCAAAGGCTGCGTGTATTACAGCAACCTTCTCAGTTGTCTTACCCAACAGGGTATTTGTTAGTGCGTCAATCTTATCCATAAAACCCATCCTCTGTGAAGTAACCAATTCCTTTATTGGCATCTATCTCATTCCCAACCACCCAAGTAGTAGAGTCGTTGTCCCACCGAACCTTGACTTCTTTGTTAGCAAGGTTGGCATTGAAAGTCATCTCAACAACCTCACCTTCCCACAGGGGCTCGTAACCACCAAAGTTCCCGATGATCTTCGTACCTAGTGTCAGTTCCATAACAACCTCTTTCTCTCTGATTATATCTAATATTAACATAGTCAGAGAACTTTGTCAAGAAGAAAATGCATTTATTTTTGGCGGTCCCTATAGGATTCGAACCTATGACCCACAGCTTAGAAGGCTGTTGCTCTATCCAACTGAGCTAAGGAACCATTATTTCTCAGTTTAACTTTGAAGC